TCATTCTACTTGAAATGTAAAGACGAATATGACCTTATTCAGAAATTTCTTCAAGTCTGGGAATCAGACGCGTGGATGCCGGACATCATCACGGGATGGAATATTGAATTTTTTGATATCCCATATCTTATTAACCGGATTAAGGCTTTATATAATGAAAGAGAAGCTAAAAGACTATCTCCTTGGAAGATGTTGAATGAAAAAATAGTAGAGTTTCGCGGCAAAGAGAATAGAGTATATGAGATCGTAGGTGTGTCTGATCTAGACTACTATCGACTGTATCGTAAGTTCTCATTTGGTAATCAAGAGTCTTATAAGTTAGATTATATTGCTCAGATAGAATTAGGTGAGAGAAAGTTAGACTATTCTGAATATGGATCTCTCAATGAATTCTATAAGAATAACTTTCAAAAGTATATGGAGTACAACATACACGACGTTCTTCTAGTTCAGAAGCTTGAAGATAAGTTAAAGTTTATTGAGCAGGTAATGGCGATCGCTTATGACGCTAGGGTTAACTATACAGATACTATGGCCACAGTTCGTCCATGGGATGTTATTATTCATAACTATCTACTAGATCAAAAGATAGTAATTCCACAGTCTAAGAAACAGGTGTTTGAAGGTGGTCTTGTCGGTGGATACGTTAAAGATCCAAAGATTGGTCTGAGTAAATGGGTCGTATCGTTTGATTTGAACTCTCTGTATCCACATCTTATCATGCAGTATAATATCAGTCCTGAAACACTCACTGGGAAACTTGGTCCTTCTGGTGGTGTGGATTGGTTACTTGATGGTAATTTTGAATATAAAGATAGTAACTATGCATATGCGGCTAATGGATGTACATTTAAAAAAGATAAGCAGGGATTTCTTCCCGCACTAATGGAAAGAATGTATGACGACCGTACTAAGTATAAGAAACTAATGCTTGAAGCTAAGCAGCGTTATGAGAAGACAAAGACACTTGAAGATGAAAAACTTGTCGCTAGATATCATAATATGCAGCTTGCAAAAAAGATTCAGTTAAATTCAGCTTACGGCGCTCTTGCTAACCAGTATTTTCGTTGGTTTAACTTTGATCTAGCAGAAGCTATTACAACTTCTGGTCAGTTATCTATTCGTTGGATTGAAAAGAAAATAAATCAGTATATGAATATAATATTAAAGACAGATGAGGATTATGTTATCGCATCTGATACTGATTCGATCTATGTTCGCATGGATAAGCTCGTGGTCACAATGGGCGATGTAGATGAAAAGAAGATAGTTAATGCCTTAGATATATTCTGTGAAAAGAAACTGCAGCAATATATCGATGAGTGCTATCAAGAACTAGCTGATATGATGAATGCCTATCAGCAGAAGATGAAGATGAAGCGTGAAACCATAGCTAATAAGGGTATTTGGCGTGGTAAGAAGATGTATATACTTAATGCATGGGACGTTGAGGGTGTACGATATGAAGAGCCAAAGTTAAAGCTTCAAGGAATTGAGGCTATTAGATCTTCTACGCCGCACGCTTGTAGAGAGAATATTAAAGACGCTCTTAAGATTATTATGAATGGAACTCAGGACGAGCTAAAGAGTTTTATAATTAATTTTAGAAAAGACTTTGATGCTCTTCCATTTGAGTCTATAGCATTTCCAAGAGGCGTTAACGGGCTAGATGTATTCTCAGATAGATCAAAGGTATATAAAAAATCTACACCTATGCACGTTAAAGGTTGTTTGATGTTTAACTACCTATTGAAGAAACACGGCATTAACAATATACCTCCAATAGTAAATGGAGATAAGATTAGGTTCGTCTATCTTATGACCCCTAATCCTATAATCAATGAGAACGTTATAGCCACTCCAGACGAGTTACCTAAAGAACTCGATCTTGAAAAATATATAGATAGAGAGATGCAGTTCAATAAATCTTTTCTTGATCCACTAAAATCTATAACTGACGTTATCGGCTGGGATTTGGAAGAAAAATCAACTATAGAAGGATTCTTTGTATGAGTAGTGATTTTGATTTTGGTTTTACTACAGAAGATGAACTTAGAGGTGAACAAGAGAAATTACAAGGTCTTGTTAAAATGATCATGCCATTTCTTAATAATCTTAAAGGTGATTCTACTAAAGATATTATTAAATGGAACGGCGCTGATAGAGTAAAGCAGATCGATGCGTTTATTAAAAAGATGAACGATTATGTAAGCAGTTGACATACATTGCTATAAATTGTATAATACTATAATATATGGAGAATTAATATGTCTTTAAAAGAAAAACTTATTAAAAATAGTACTATTGAATATACTTCAACTCTTACTGATTCTAAGATCTATACTAAGAAAGATATGATCCCAACGCCGGTACCGATGATCAATGTAGCGTTATCTGGTTCTATTGACGGTGGTATCACACCAGGACTCACGATGCTTGCCGGTCCTTCTAAACATTTTAAGACTGGTTTTGCTCTTCTTCTTGCTTCTTCTTATCTTAAGAAATATCCGGACGGAGTCATCTTATTCTATGACTCTGAGTTTGGTACGCCGCAGTCTTACTTCTCAAAGTTCAATATTCCATTAGACTCTGTTGTTCATACGCCAATCACAGACGTTGAAGAGCTTAAGTTTGATATTATGAAGCAGCTCAAAGAAATTGATCGTAAAGATCGTGTGCTTATTATTATTGACTCTATTGGTAATCTTGCTTCAAAGAAAGAAGTTGAAGATGCTCTTAATGAAAAGTCAGTTGCCGACATGTCTCGTGCAAAACAGCTTAAGTCACTGTTTAGAATGATCACACCACATCTTACGCTCAAAGACATTCCAGTTGCTGCGGTAAATCATACGTATATGGAAATTGGTATGTTTCCAAAAGCAGTCGTCGGTGGTGGCACAGGCGCGTACTACGGCGCAGATAATATCTGGATTTTAGGAAGGCAGCAGGATAAAGATGGAACAGAGATTCAGGGGTACCATTTTGTCATCAATGTTGAGAAATCCCGTTACGTACGTGAAAAATCTAAGATACCAATTACCATTAGCTATGAGGGTGGTATTAATCGCTGGAGCGGTCTTCTCGATCTTGCCATCGAGGGTAATTACGTGGCTAAGCCAAAAGTGGGATGGTACTCCGTCGTCAATCGTGAAACTGGCGAAGTCGATGGAAAGAACTTCAGAGCGTCTGATATTGTGGACAGTAAAGAATTTTGGATGAATATGTTTAAGACTACAGACTTTGCTGACTATATTAAGAAGACTTATTCACTTGACACTGAAGGAAGTCTGGTATATAATGATGATGAATCGGAGGCATGTTAATTGAATATCGAACGCGTCATACTTTCTAATCTCGTGTTTAACGAGGATTTCAGCAGGAAGGCTATACCGTTTTTAAAGACAGAATATTTTACAGATTACTCAGAGAGAACTGTCTTTGAGTTAGTCGATGAATACGTTAAGAAGTACAATTCATTTCCATCAGTCGAGGCTCTGGCGATCGACCTAAGTAACAAGGACGGCTTAAGCGAAGACAGCTTCAAGTCGTGCAAAGACATAATCGGGTCGCTGTCACAGGACCCAAACACTAAACTAGATTGGATTTTGGATCAGACAGAAAAATTCTGTCAAGATAAATCACTCTATCTTGCGATCATGAAGTCAATCAAAATAATGGATGAGAAGAATGCTTCAATCTCAAAAGGTTCGATTCCTCAAATACTTACTGATGCCCTTGCTGTTTCTTTTGACACCCATATTGGTCATGATTTCTTGGTGGATACTGATGAACGATATGAGTTCTACCACCGTAAAGAGAAGAGAGTTCCATTCGATCTTGACTACTTTAACGCCATTACAAACGGTGGCCTGCCGAACAAGACTCTCAATATCGCACTCGCGGGTACAGGTGTCGGAAAATCGCTATTCATGTGTCACTGTGCCGCAGCAAACCTCTCAAGAGGACTCAATGTTCTATACATTACGCTAGAGATGGCTGAGGAGAGAATTGCAGAGCGCATCGACGCTAATCTCCTCAACGTCACAATGGATGAATTAGAACTATTACCAAAACAATCTTATGACTCTAAAATAGGTACGCTCAAGACAAAGACTACTGGTAAACTTATTATCAAAGAATATCCGACTGCTTGTGCTGGATCTGCTAACTTTAGACATCTTCTTAATGAACTAAAGATCAAGAAGAACTTTCAGCCTGATATTATCTATATTGATTATCTTAACATTTGTATGTCATCGAGGATGAAGTATGGAGCCACAGTCAATTCTTATACCTATATCAAAGCAATCGCAGAAGAGCTTCGAGGACTTGCAGTGGAATACGATGTACCTATCGTCTCTGCGACTCAAACAACTAGAGGCGGATATTCGAACAGCGACGTGGGACTGGAAGATACATCAGAATCCTTTGGACTCCCGGCCACAGCTGATTTTATGTTTGCGCTCATCTCAACAGAAGAGCTGGAGTCACTCAATCAAATCATGGTTAAACAGCTCAAGAATCGCTATAATGATCCAGGGAGCAATCGTAGGTTCGTCATTGGTATTGATCGCTCAAAGATGCGACTTTACGATGTTGATCAATCAGCTCAAGACGGTATTTTAGACGGTCCTTCAACTAAATCAGTATTTGATAATTCTAAATTTGGAGAAGAAGACTTTGAAAGAAACAGACCAAAGCCAAAATTCGACAGAAACAAATTTAGCGACTTCAAATGATGAATTTGATCTAGTAATGGCTGAAATAGTCTGGCAGAAGTGTAAGGGATATCCAATACCAGACTGTTTTAGTAGAGAAGATAGACTAAGTATCTTAGAGAGATACTGGACGAGAGCTATGGAAAAAGAGTAATGTTAGATCCTAGAGTTGTTATACTTTTAAAGGCTCTTTGCATAGCAGGAACTTCTAGCGTATTGTTGAAAATAACAATGCAGTTATTAGGAAACCCATGATATTATGTTCGTGTAATATTATATCCACTAAAGACATAAAAGATTATGTCAACAATCATACTAATACATCTATTAAAGACGCCCTTAGTTGTATTGGTTGGAAATCTGGTTGTACCACATGTTTATCTCTATTGATTCAGGAGATAAAGACTGAAATAAATAACAAGTCATTTACATAATAGGAGAAAATAATGACTGCTAGAAAGTATGGTTGGCGGCCTGATAAACCGGACTATAGAGATAAAATTTGTACTTTAAGAGCAAAACGCGGCGTTTCAAAGAACGTTGACCTAAGAACGACAGGTCATCTGCCTCCTGTTTATGATCAAGGTCAGCTTGGTTCTTGCACCGGCAACGCAATTGCAGCCGCTGTAGCATATGGTCTAAGAGCACAAGGTAAGCACGATTATAACCCTTCTCGCTTGTTTATATATTATAACGAGCGCGTTTTAGAGGGTACTACCTCTATCGATGCTGGCGCAGAAGAGCGTGATGGTATTAAAGTCGTTGCTACTTTAGGATCTCCTTCTGAAGATATTTGGCCGTATGATATTTCTAGATTCGCTGAAAGACCTTCTGATCAAGTATACGCTGAAGCTAAGAAGAGCATAATTAAACAGTATTCTAGAGTTCCTGTTAAGTTAGCAAATATTCAGAACGTATTAACACATCAGATTCCCATCGTATTTGGTATAGCTCTCTATGAGTCATTTGAGAGCGATGCAGTCGCTGCTAGTGGCGTAGTTCCAATGCCTGATCTTTCTGAAAGAATGATCGGTGGTCATTGTATGCTATTAGTAGGTTCGACCGACACTCACTTTATAGTCCGCAATTCATGGGGAGAAGGATGGGGAGATAGAGGTTATTGCTATATCCCTCATGAATACGTAACTGACACTAGACTTGCAGACGATTTTTGGGCGATCTTTTTATCATGAGAGGTAGAATAAGAATGAACTATGAAGTCGTGCCTGTTAATAGCGATAGATTTTATGTCCTAGAGACTAAGACTAATCAGATTGTGGTAGAGTGTGATAAGCTATGCGACGCTAGAAAATTCATGAAACACTTCAACCATGGCGGTGGATTTGACGGTAACACACCAAATTTTTTTTTAAAAACCACTCAAAAAGTTGATTCTATTGTATAAATAAACTTGTATTCATTCAGTATGTTAAAGTGCTCGATTATAGCGCTGGAACAGAAGAGTAGATAAGGAACGCTGGATTACGATGGTGGTTTCGCCAGCCGTACTGAATTGAACGGGGGAGTCGGGATGACTCCCCTATTTTTTTATATGTACTTTTTCCTTGTTTTAGATATTATATAAATATCTATAAAAACAGGGAAGCATATGATAAATTTCAGAAGTTTCATTTGTGAAAAAAAAGATGAAGATTCTAATACTCTTCATGCTTTTGACATAGACGATACCCTCTTCCATCACGATCCAGAGGGAATGAGAATACACGTTATAGATCCACAAGGAAATAGATCACGTACCCTAACGAGTTCTGAGTTTAATACGCATACCCTTCCAGACAATCATTCTTACGACTTTAGAGAGTTCAGAAGCTCAGACGCCTTTGGCAAGCATGCTAGACCAATTCGTAAGATGATAGCTAAACTTAAGGCTATCCATAAGAACAACAAGAACGTAGAGATATTGACCGCTCGATCAGACCTTGACGACCAGAAGAAGTTTGCTCATCATATGTCGAAGTACGGTATAGATATTGGTGAGATTCATGTTAGAAGAGCCGGCAATCTCCCTATGAAGGCAGCCGATGCTAAAGCCGCTATCATGCACGACCAGATAAAGAAGAATAAATACAGTAGAGTTCATCTATATGATGATTCTGAAGATAATTTAAAAAAGTTTATAGCTCTTAAGAAACATCATCCAGAAGTAGAATTTCACGCACACCATGTAAAGCATGATCCTGAAACCGGTGAGGTAGTAGTGACGACGACTTCAATAAAACCAAAACCACTAAAGGAAAATTGATTATGTTAGGATTTAGTACATATCTAATTGAAATGGCGGCGGCGAGTTCTTCTGAATCTAATGACGACAAGGGTAAACTGCACGAGTTATTGTTAGGAAAACATTTACATCCAGAAAATCGACTTCCAGAACACCATAGATCTGAGTCTGAAGACTATGGTGGTACGCCTGAACAGGTTCATAAGAAATTAAAAGATAAAATGAGTCCGGCGGCATATACTGAAATTGACAATCACACTAGACAGACTTCAGAAGCAATAAAAAAATATATAGAAAACCATCCTGAATTTAAGGGGCATGATATTTCCAATATTCATTGGACTTCTAACAGAGATACTGTCAACAAACCCGGAGATCATGAAAAAACTACAGGTATAAGAGATCCTAATTCTAATGGAGATCTTATTGTTACTCTACGTCATCCAAAAACTGGAGCAGTAAAACATGTTGGTGTTTCTGCAAAATATGGAACAGAAGTTCAACCAAATTATAGAAATGACGGTTTGGCTACTTTAGAAAAAAAAGGTGGTTTAAAACCAGGAACATTAACTAATATCCAAAAAGCTCACGACCAAGATATGGCTGATCGTCTTGGATATACAGGAACCAAAGCAGAACGTCATGCTCAATATAAAATTGGTAGAAAATTAAAAGGCGCACAAAGAGAAGCGTGGAAAGCTTCAGGTGGATCTAATAAAGACTTTAAACCAAAGGGTAAAGAAGCTCTAAGGGCTAGAGAAGCAGAGAACGCGTCAGTAATAGCAAGAAAGAAGATGGCTAGACATTTAGATGCTGGCTTGGGTAATATGAATGACGAACAATTAAGAAATTATATTAGAGGTCAAGTTTCTCCTCCAACAAAAATACATCACATTGTTGCACACAGTCAAGTTCAAAATGATGGTAGCGCAGTTTCTCATGTTGGGGATATGAGCAGAATTGCTGATACGCATTTAGATAATTTTCAAAACCTTAGAGTTAAAAAAGGAAATGGAATTACATCAGATATATATGGCGATTATAATGGTAAAGAAACAAAGGTCGCTCAACAGACTGTAAAGGCCGGTTCCGGACCCCATAAGGGCACAGCAGGCGCGTTTAAATTAGTATCACTTTCAAAGAAATTACAAAAGCCTACACCGGTGGTTCCGGTAAAACCAGAGCCAGTTAAGAAAAAAACAGCAACTAGTATAAGTGCTGAATCAGGAAAGAAAGATTATCGCAATAACACTGACGGAACACATGGTGGTTTGGTGTTTCGTGGTCCCGGAGAATAATATGATAGATTTTAAGACATTCTTAATTGAAGCAGAAGAAGAGCAAAAAGGTAAAGCTCTTAAACATCTTACACATGTTGAAGACCATATTATCCATAATGGTAACGAAGGTGTCGCTATTGCCGATCAGCATCTTAACGACGTGCACAACATGCTTTTAGGTAAGAATACTTCTTCGCACGCTTCAGTAAAGTTTGACGGTGCGCCATCTATCGTATTTGGACAACATCCTCAAACTGGACATTTCTTCGTCGCTACAAAGTCTGCATTTAATAAGAATCCAAAAATAAACTATTCAGACGAAGACATCGAAAAGAATCATGGACATGCCCCAGGACTAGTCGAGAAATTAAAACACGCGCTTCACCATCTTCCAGGAATCATGCCAAAGAATGGTGGCGTATATCAAGGCGATATAATGCACACGACTGGTGATGTTACTAAGAAGAATGGAATGCACAACGTAACACCAAACACGATTACATATTCAGCTCCAGCGGACAGCGTTGAGGGTAGAAATATGAAGAAAAAACTAGGTATAGTCGTTCATACACAATATACTGGCGGCAAGAGTCTAGAGAGTATGAATGCTGGTCCTCTTCATAATAGCGTTAGATCTAAATTTAGAGAGCATCCAGACGTCAACAATATCGATCCAACGGTAGAAGTAAATCCTAATAACTATACGCCTGAAGAGCAGAAACAGTTTTTAACGCATATGAATCAGGCTAAAAAGTCTTATGCCACAATGAGTCCTGAGGCACTAGATTCACTCAAAGGACACGAGAAGATGTTAGAGAGTCATATCAATAATATGATTAGGACTGAAGGAAAGCCTTCTGTTGATGGTTACATGCAAGACATTACTAATAAACATAAGAAAGACGTAGATAGCGTTAAGACGCAGGCAGCGAAAGATAAGAAAGCGCAGGCTCACGCGGCTAATATTAAACACGTGATGGACAATCAAGATCACTTTAAAAGAGCTCTTGATCTTCATAATCATCTACAGTCTGCTAAGAACGTCCTCGTTAATGTCATGGCAAAGAACAGTCCGTACTATCACAGTGTCGGCGGACAACACACAGGTCCAGAAGGAACGGTTGTAGTCGACAAGAATGGTAACGCTTCTAAGATGAATAACCGTCAAGAATTTAATCGATTGAACTTTCTAAAAGGTCAATTTCAAAAACAGCAGGATCAAGATGCTTAAATTTTTACAGTTCTTAATAAGAGAAGAGACAGAAAAGTCTCACGTAATGACTTTCATGAGGGCTAATCCTCCTACTGCCGGTCACCAAAAGGTGGTTGATAAAGTAACTGCATTAGCTAATAAGAAGAAAGCGTCACACTCTATTATTCTATCTCACAGTCATGATGGAGACAAGAATCCATTGACTCCTGAACAGAAACTAAAGCATGCGCAGAGGGCGTTTCCAGACGCTAACGTCTCTACGTCGTCAAAGGAGCAACCTACGCTACTTCACCACGCGTCAAATTTATTTAGAAATGGAATTCAGCATCTTCATCTAGTAGCAGGACAAGACAGGGTTGGAGAATTTAATAAATTATTAAATGACTACAACGGTAAAGAAGGTCGGCACGGGCACTACAACTTTAAGTCCATAACCGTTCATTCTGCCGGTGATAGGGATCCAGACTCAGAGGGTGTTACCGGTATCTCCGGTACTAAGATGAGAGCAGCCGCAAGATCTGGAGATAAAAAGACGTTCCATGCCGGAGCGTCATCGCACATGACTCCTGCGCATAAAGACGAGATGATGCGAGACATCGTCAGTTCTAGTAAGGTATAATAATGGCTACTTTTAATTCTGCTAACGGATCGTTCCAGACGTTCAATAAGACTCTGTTTGAAGCGCAGATGCTCGCTACGCCTAACGGCATGATCGTAAGCAACACGAACCCACTGCCTGTTACACTTGGATCAGCTAATATTAATATTACAGCAAATGGTTCTATCAACGTAAACGTTCCTAATACTATTACTGTTAATTCTACTCCAGAAAATCCAGTACATACACATCTTACTGAAGTTGGAACTAGTGGAATATTAAACGTTCCATATCTACCAATTGGTGGCAACGTCGTCGTTACCAGCGTTACTTCAAACGTAGTAGTATCAGTCAATAACTTTCCTACAGTAACTAATGTAAATGTAGTTTCTGGTAATGTGAGTGTTGCGTTTCCTGCGACACAGAACGTTCAAGTTTTATCTAATACGACCAACTACGTATATACTCAGGCCGCGCCAACTTGGTCTGTTGACGCTCTTAGTAAATTAAGAGTCTCTTCGACGCTGAATCAAGATTGGTTTGCTCCAATGGTTGATAATGATACTTCTTTTAGATGGAATCAATCTCTTACAGGCACAAATTCTAATAGCGTATTTTTAGCAAATACTTCTGAGATTCAGATGACTAGTGGAAACACCGCTTCTGGTTCTGCCATTAGACAGACGTATTCTAGATTCAAAGTCATTCCTGGCACCTCACACGTAGTCTATACTACTGTTAATTTTACTGCAAATACTTCAGAAACTGGTGTGACAAGAAGAACTGGTCTGTACGACGCTAATGATGGAATATTCTGGGAGCAGAACGCAAACACTCTTGCGGTCGTTGTTAGAAGAACTCTAGCTAACGGGTATATTCAAGAAGACAGAACCTACGCTAACAGCTTTAATACAGATCATCTAGACGGAACTGGTCCTTCAGGGTTTAATATATTCTCCGCTGGACTGAACAAGTATTATACTTTCTGGTTTGATCTTATTGGCGGTAGAACAGGTCGTGTTCGTTTCGGCCTCGGCACTCCTATTGGACCTCAGATAGTACATACTCAGAGTTATGCTGGTGTCGTTAATACTAATTTTATAAGTAACGCTTCTCTGCCGCTAAGAACAGAAATATTTAACTCTACATCCCAGACTACTTCACCTACGTTTAATATGTCTGCGATATCTTTTCAATCAGAAGCTCCGGAGCTGTTCAATCCATCTCCTTCCAGCGCTTATAATATAAATGGATTTATTCCAGGCAGCTCTATGACTCCTATACTGTCTATAGGTCTAAGAGAAGGATCTCCTTATACTAGATCTGATATTACTCCAGGAGAGATTACTCTAGTCGATCTTAACAACCAAGGAAAGAACTCTACTCCAGGCACTTATTTCTACCATGTAATATACAACGCTAACGTTAACGGAACCTATGCCTACGTCGGCAACAACGCTGTAGCTAATCCTAACACGGGTAGATCTTCGCAGTATTGGACATGGACTAATACAGCAACTGTTTCTGGTGGATTAGTGTTATTATCAGGAATAACTCAGTCTGCTTCTGCGCAGCAGACGTTCGACGGCATACCTGGGACGTTTAATCTTGGTTCTGACATTAGTGGTAATCCCGCAACGCTCACTCTAGCCGTTCAACAGCTAGCATCTGGTGGTTCTACTGCTAATCTTGCTGCTACGTTTAACTTCCTTGAACAACTATAATATATAAATAACCAGTCAGTGCGATAAGGCCATGGCAGACTCGCATAAGTTTTTGGAAAACCCAAGGGAAACTCCAATGTTAGATAGATTTAAAACTTTTGAACCTCAGCCAGAAGTCGAAGTGCGACTTGGCGAGTCTGTCAACCTCACTGACAAGGCTAAACTCTCCTTATATAAAAAATCACAGAATTCAGGTATTCCAACTAGCGTGTTGGAAGAAGTGTATCGTCGTGGGTACTCAATATGGGACGAGTCGTTTGGCGGTTCAGCAGAACAGTTCGGGTTCGACAGAGTAAACTCATTTATAGCGGGAGGATTTGCTATGGATCTAGACGAAGATCTACTAGACGAGAAGCGCGGGCTATGGGACAACATCCACGCCAAGCGAGCTAGAATTAAAGCCGGTTCCGGTGAGCACATGCGCAAGCCAGGATCTAAAGGCGCTCCTACCGCGGCAGACTTTAAGGCGTCGCAGAACGAAGAACATGCAGATACAGTAAAAGAATCTAAGTTTAGAACCGGCGAGACCGCAGAGCACCAGAACACAGATTCAACTAGTCCGCATTCAAGATTTGACGGTACGGACTCTATGAGAAAAGTCTATGCAGGATCGACTCCAGGAGAACCTGAATACAATAAAAACACTATTGGTGAGAAAGCTCCTTCTAACAAAGATTTAAGACTATCTAGACTAGCAAATACTGTTAAAAAGACGGTAAGAGAGGCACTAGAGGAAGCCAAGTATCACGGCAAGGAAGTTCCTCTGAATAAGCCAATGAAGGGTGACGTAAAGAAGTCAAAGGTATTCGTAAAAGATCCTTCTACAGGAAACGTAAAGAAAGTCAATTTTGGTGATCCAAACATGTCTATTAAGAAAGATCAACCGGCACGTAAGAAGTCATACTGCGCTCGATCTTCCGGACAAGGCAACCTAAGTAAAAAGACAAGTGCAAACTACTGGTCAAGAAGAGCTTGGAACTGTGAAGAGACAGGATCTAATAATGGAGACTCTGTAGAATGATTCCATTAATTGATCCAGCTGAAGCTTTAAAGGTCGCGCTTGCAGACAGCTACGTGTTTGCAGTAAAGACCCAGCACTATCATTGGAATGTTACTGGACCACATTTTTCGGAATACCATAAATTCTTTGGTGAGCTATACGAAGAAGTAAATGATGGTATCGATATCATTGCAGAAAATATTAGAACACTCGGTGCGTTCTCACCGGGTTCTATGTCAAGATTTTTAGAACTAACTACTATAGAAGAAGCTAAAAACATTCCAGACGGTCTAGTAATGATCAGTAAACTGGCAGCTGATAACGAAAGAGTAATTAACTCTCTCAATAGAGCATATGATCTATGTGAAAAGCATAGACACTACGGTATTTCTAACATTCTTCAAGATCGCATCACCGCTCACCAGAAGCACGGCTGGATGCTCAGATCATTCACAAAGGCGCAATAGATGTCAAAAGAATATAAATCATTAGAGCACATTATTAGAGAAATAGCTGAAGGCGTTGGTATTATTGGTGATGATAAACCAAAAGGTACGCCAAAAACGTTTCTCACTAGAAAGTATAAGTCACAGAATGGTGGTCATACTTCTGCAGGACACGGCTCGCACGCTAACATGAAGCAGGCAGACGACATTAAGATGGAATGCGCTCCACCTGAAACTAGCGGTGTGACTATGGGTCTCATGAGCACAGAGTCTGGCAAGAAGAAGATAAAAGAGGGCGACCAGTCAACAGACGGCGCGATGTCTTCTGGAGATTCTGGTTCGCTGTCTGCCACTGAGTCTGGTAAGAAGAAGATGAAGGAAGAAGTAGAACAGGTCAATGAAGTTAACGTGAATTCTAGACACTATGAAATTGGATTTTCACATGGTATCAATGGCAATAGTTTTCAGTCTCCACTACCGGCGCCAACTTTAAATGGTCCACGCTATCTCAATCCAAAAGAAAAGAGTAAGTGGGAAAAGACAACAAGAGATTACGCTGCAGGATTTAAATCTGGTCGTAGTTCTAGAGAAAAAACTAATGAAGAGGCAGAATACACTGACGTCGATGGCGTGTCAAAAGGAACTGAAGAGCGACGTAAGGTAGTTAACGTCGGCAGACCAGATACTGCTAAAAATCCAATGGATACTAAAGCTAAATTAGCTAAACAGACAGAGATTAAGACTAAGATTATCGACGAAGAAAAGACTTCCGATAATAAAGAGAAAGTAGCTTTAGAAAAAGGTAAAACTAAAGTTGAATTTAATCCAACTCTAAAGAATGCTAATCCAGAAAATGTCGGAGAAGAGATCAATAAAAACGAATCAGAAAAAGGAATTAAAGAAATGTCAGACGAAGTCAAAAATCCACTTATTGACGCTTTCTTAGCACTTCAGGCAGAGAATTCAGGAAACATGTTTGAGGCTGCTAAGCATCTATCTGCTAAACAGAAGAAGATTGCAGCAGTCGCCGGCGATAAAGACAAGATCGACGCTGCTGACTTTGCCGCTCTTCGCGCTGGTAAGAAGATGGATAACAAAGAATGTGAAAGTGGTTGTAAAGAAGAAGTTGAACAGGTAGATGAAATCTCTACTGATACAGCTAGATCATTTGTATCAAAAGCAAAAGGTACTGGTAGAACACAAGGTGTTTTAAGAGCCCGTGGCAAAATGACAGGCGAGCCTTATCCATTAGTAGATAAAAAGCATGGCAATGTAACAGTTGGTCATGCTTCTCCAAAAGTTCTAACAAAAGAAGACGTTGAGTTCTCAGCAGATGAACTAGCACATTTTGATTCAGTCGTAGAAGCACTCGGACAGTCAAAAGACGCTACTCAAAAAGGTTCTTTTAAGAAGGCAGGGTCAACAACTACAAACGGCGACCCAGTAAGACCTACAGTTCCAGATCGTGATCTTACTGATAGCGTGATTGAAGAAACTGAAAAGAAAGAGTATAAGAAACTATCTTATGATGAATTCGTCAAAGGTAGAATCGAAAATCCTACACCCGAACAGCACAAAGAGATTGGCCAAAGATTGAAGAAAGCTGGTGTTCCTGGTAGTGGATGGCATTTCAGAAAAGCAAAAGAGATGCAGAAAAACGTGAAAGAAGAAACTATTGATGAAGCTCGTGGTCGTCCAAAGAAAACTGACGATGATGCTCCGCAACATTCTGGGCGTGATCCAAAGCAACACATTCAGGTGATTGCTGGACAGGCCGCAGCCGGAAGACATATTGAATTTCACCATAATGATGGTTCTAAATCAACAATCACTCCTCAAAAAGGAAGAGAAATTGTTGCAAAATTAAACGGTATGAAACCAGCTGAAAGACATGCGGCTGTCAATAAAATGCATGACAGTTCAAAGGGAATGTGATTTATGCCAATTATTGCTAATAATTTTATTATCAATAATAATAATGTTGAGAGCGAATCTCAACCTGCTGCGACTGATCTGCCTCCATTGATTCCATTAGAAGAAGTTTCTATGGTTCCTAGAACAAAATTAGATAAAGCAGGACAAGGTATTTTGATTGTTGATGGAAAAGAAAAGAAGATTTCTAAACAATCTCAGTATATTTTAGATATGCTTACGTTAGATAATTAATAAATAACAAAAAGAGTTCAAAGGAGAAAACAAATGGCTCAATGGGGTAGAAACGATCAGCCAGTAACTGCTAATAGCACTACTACTGCTGAATCATCAAACGGCGCACCTATCGGTACTTATACTGCCGTAAAACTTGGTGGTGGTGCAAATGCGCATTTTGGTAATACGTCAGCCGGCTCAAGAGCAGCCACTGATGTTGCTATGTTCAACAACACAACACCAAGCGCATTCATTCCTGGTATGGCTGTTGGAGTGTTCGGCGTTTCAGCAACAGAACAAGCAAATAATAATCTAAACAATTCAGTCGAGCATGGCGCTCATGCTGGTTGGAACCTACGTCGCGCTGGGACAGGTCCAATTGTTTCTGGCGTTTATACAAATACTGGTACTGGTTATAACAATAATGACGTTGTTGTTGCAAAGTCACCAGTTGCTGGTGGTAACGCTCAGTTCAGCATTTCAACAAATTCTACTGGTGGTAATGTTTCTTTGACTCTGACTAATCCTGGTTATGGTTTCAATTTAGTAACAATACCAACATCAAATATTTTCGTTACAAATGCTACTGGTGGTACTGCTGCTGGTAATACAGTAACTACTTACTTTACTATTACTGCAGGTGGTCGCGCTGGTCGTGTCCATCATGAGACTCTTGTTGCTATGGGAACTCTTGGCGCTCAGTCTGCTGCTTATGGTACACCTGTTAATGTAACAGATTCTACTTCTGATAATCCATTGTTCCCAGGCGTATAATAGATGTCAGATAATAGTTTAATGGTATCGGAGCTACCGACTTCCGCAAATATCGCCCCAAGCGATAGAGTGATGATATTGTATAACGTGACAGGGACTCCGTCTGTAAGAACTATTAATCTTGCAACTTTTAGTGCTAACTTAGTAATTTCTAATAGCGTCCCTGTAACATCATCTTCGAATGGTGTACAGGGAACTATCTGCGCTGATGGTAATTATTTCTATGTCTGCGTTGCCAATAATGTTTGGAAGAGGTCGCAACTACTTACTTGGTAATTAAATGAACTATGAGAAACTGACAAATGAGAACTACCTTGTATTTTGTGCGCAGCATTATAACGGTAAGAGATACTATACGACAGAAGAGTTTGTAGAAGATTTAAATAGAGTAAAATATATTAAAAAATTGATAACGCGTTACATTGAGAATAATGATTTGAAAGAACGTTTGATTCTTAATCACATCATTATTCTCAATAATTGTTTTGGGCCCGATGTATTATGTAAGATATTATATCTAAAACTAAAACATCAGATGCGCTTTATTAAACCATTCTTGATATTATTAAACGTGCTGCCGGATAAAATATATAATGTTGGAGATGAAGAGACGATAGATACAGATTTAATAGAAATGGATAACTTAATAATAACAAAATTAAGGAAAGTATGATGGATCATTTAAAATTGTTTATACAATTTGCTGTAAAGGAGCTTGGCATCAAGACTCTTCCAAAGATCCATTTTGTTGGTAGTAAAGAAAATAAGATGCACGCCTTCGGTCATACTAATAAAAAAGATATATACGTAAGAGTTACAGACAGACACCCACTGGACATTATGAGAACACTTGCTCATGAGCTAATACATTGTAGACAGAAATCTGGTGGGGATAGCTGGAAAGAAGACAACGCTAACGAGATGGCCGGTAGACTGATGAGAGACTTCGATAACAAGTATCCACACATCTTTAAAGATAAAGCTATGAAAGCTAACATGATGGAAGATAGTGTAGCCGCTAACGCAGTGGGTGCCGGCGGTATGGGTTCAACCAGTCCAGGTCCAATTCAGGGCTTTGATCCGATATTAAAGTTAAAACCACAACCCATGAAAAGAAAATTATATACTGGTGGTTGGGATCATAATTTTAAAATGAATTCAACTAAGTATAATCACATATTACCGAATAATACACCAAAGAATCTGAGAGATATAACGGGGCGTGACTATAAAAACGAAAAGAAAGCAGACAAGAGGTAAGTCATGTCAGAGTATTCTAATTACGAAAGAAGACAGGATAAGTTAGAAGAGGTAGTTGATAAATTAACAAATATCTCATCTGACCTCAGTAAGATGATTGCAGTGCATGATCAAAGACTCAATCATCAAGAAAAACAACTGACAAACGTAGAGATGTCGGCTGAAAAGAGACGTGAAGAACTCGAACTGCGTTTTGAAGCTATAAATGATAAATTAGAATTCTTAAAGCAACAATCTACCCATCAGGCTGAGAAGCTTTCAGAAAAAATTGTTGAAATGGAAAAAATTATGTGGAAATATGGTGGTGGACTCGCCGTGGTTGCATTTGTTCTAGCTTATGGGCCAAGCATCTTAAGAATACTAAATCTCCATTAATATTTTTGTTTACAAATCTGTAATATCCTAGTATAATTATCTATACGCATTATAATAGATAGGAACTAGAATGGATTGGCTCGAGCAAAAATATATAAGTCTACTCAGTAATAGACTGAGAAACTTTAAGAAGAAATCGAGTGGTCTATATAACTTTTCTTGTCCAATATGCGGCGATTCACAGAAGAGTAAGAGTAAAGCACGAGGATTTATAATTGAAAAAGGTGGGAAGTCTAACTACTACTGTCATAACTGTAGTGCTAGTATGTCAGTTCCTAATCTAATAAAGCATGTAGACCTAGGTCTATACGACGAATATAAATTAGAGAAATTAGCTAATAATAAACCAAAAGAACAAGTAGAGTATGAAGCATTCGTTGAAAAATTAAAAAAACCAGCATTTATATCTTCTGGACCTCTAAAAGGGTTAAAGAAGGTCAGTCAACTGTCACCTGAACACCCTATAAAGAAATTTGTAGTTGCTAGGAAGATACCAAATGTTTACCATTCCAAGTTATTCGCATGTCCTAATTTTATGCATTTTACTAATAATTTGGTGCCCAACAAGTTTCCAACTTCAGCTCTGGCTCACGATGAGACAAGACTTCTTATCCCTTTTTTGGATAGTAATAAGTCCGTTCATGCCTTCCAAGGAAGAAGCCTTAGAGGGAACAGTGCAGTTAAATACATTACAGTCGTTCTTAATGATACAGTACCTAAACTGTATGGCCTGGACTCTGTTGATACTAACGGAGTTGTACATGTCCTTGAAGGTCCGATTGACAGTATGTTTGTTCCTAACTCTATTGCTACTGCTGGAGGCGATCTCGTATCTGCAGTTAGAGGATTTAACAAGAGTAGGTTGGTGATCGTCTATGACAACGAGCCTAGATCTAAAGAGACAGTAAAGAAGATGGATAAGGCTATCATGAATGGATATGCAGTTTGTATATGGCCAGAAAACATGGAGCACAAAGACATCAACGACATGGTTCTAGCTGGTCTTTCACCACAGTTTATAGAACATATAATTAAGCATAATACATATAGAGATTTGAGTGCAAAATTAGCTTTGCAGAAGTGGAGTAAAGTATGAGAGTTTTATAAACATTGGTCTAATATAAATACTCAAAAGGGGACCAATGATATGAATTACAGAAAAATATACGAAAATTACCATAATTGTAGTTTGTTGTCAGGAACAGAGATTCATCATATAGATGGTAACCATGAAAACAACGATCCTGAAAATCTTTTGGCGGTAAGTATTGAAGAACATTTGAATATTCATTATAGGCAAAAAGATTGGGGAGCTGTTCAAGCAATTTTAATGAGGATGGAAAACAAAGAAGGTATCGGAGAAGCAGCCAGTAAGTTTCAGTTGGAAAAGTTAGAAAATGGAGAACATAATTTTCAGAAGATGTCTAAGGATAGAAGAACACAAATCTCAAAGAAAACTATAGAACAAAGATTATCAAAAGGAAACGGTGCTTTTTTAATTATTGATAAAATAGAAAACTCTCGTAAGGCAGGTTTAGCTTCAAAGGCAAAGAAAGCAGGATTTCATGATCCAAACAAAACTGGTGGTGTGTTTGTTAGAGGAACTTGCTGGTGGACTAATATAAAAACTGGCGAAAAGATTAGACAAAAAGAATGGCCAGGAGAAGGTTGGAAAAGAGGAATGAAAAAATGAACACAGCGAAAATTATTGCAGTAACTCAACCAAGAATTTATGAAACTGAAACATCGCATTGGTTTTATAGTAGACAAAAAAATTTAACACCAGAAGAATTTATTGCTTATACGGCAAGAGTATCTAATCCTTCAAATCAAATGAATAACCAAACATCTTCTAAACTGTTAAATTATTGTGCAAAAAATAAACATTGGTCGATTTTCGAAATGATCAACATAGTAATGGAGATAAATACCACACGCGATATTGCTAGACAGATCCTTCGCCACAGATCATTTTCATTTCAAGAATTTAGTCAACGCTACGCTGATCCGACTGTAGATTTAGGGTCAGAGATTAGAGAAGCGCGTTTACAGGATAAAAAGAATAGACAAAATTCAATCGAAACACAAGACGATGATTTAAAAGGAACATGGCACTATATGCAGATGGATGTCAATAGACATGCACACGATGCTTATAAATGGGCAGTACAAAATGGTATTGCAAAAGAACAAGCAAGAGCGGTCTTGCCCGAAGGTCTAACGGTTTCAAAGATGTATATGAATGGAACTCTTCGTTCATGGATTCATTATTGTCTGATTAGAATGGAAGAAGGCACTCAGAAGGAACATAGAGAAGTTGCTACTAGTGCTTGGCATGAAGTTATTAAAGAGTTTCCATCATTGAAAGAATTAATCTAAAGAGGTAGGGAAATGACATTTACAGTTTATCAGCAATATATACACAAAAGTCGTTACGCAAGATATCTTCCTGAAAAGAATCGCAGAGAACATTGGAATGAGACTGTTGAGCGTTACGTAGACTACATGTTCGATAAGATTAAAATTGAAGACGAGAAACTAAAGAAAGAAGTATACAACGCAATCTATAATCTTGAGGTGATGCCATCCATGCGTGCGCTCATGACCGCTGGTAAGGCTCTTGATCGCGATAACGTTGCTGGTTATAACTGTTCATATCTTCCAATTGATGATCCTAAAGCGTTTGACGAGGCGATGTGTATTCTCATGAATGGCACCGGTGTTGGCTTCTCTGTTGAGCGTCAATATGTAAATAAATTACCTGAAATTCCAGAGCAGCTATATGACTGTGAGACACTGATTACAGTTCGCGATTCTAAAGAAGGTTGGGCAAAGGCTCTCCGGATGCTGATAGCTCTTCTTTATACAGGTGAGATTCCAAAATGGGATATCAGCGGTCTCAGACCGGCAGGCGCACCGCTTAAGACATTCGGCGGTCGTTCTTCAGGTCCTGAACCATTAAACGAACTATTTAAATTTATCGTTCGCATTTTCAAACATGCGCATGGCCGTAAACTGACATCGCTAGAGTGTCACGATATCATGTGTAAGATTGGTGAGGTCGTTGTAGTTGGTGGTGTTCGCCGATCAGCGATGATTTCTCTATCTAATCTTTCTGACGATCGCATGCGCCATGCCAAAGCAGGACAGTGGTGGGAAGCAAATGTTCAAAGAGCTCTTTCAAACAATTCAGCAGTATATACGGAGAAGCCTGAAGTCGGACAGTTCATGCAAGAGTGGCTGTCAATCTACGAGTCCAAGTCAGGAGAAAGAGGAATATTTAGCCGTGCTGCATCGCAACGCGTCGCTAAAAAGAACGGTCGCAGAGATCCATCGTTTGAATTCGGAACTAACCCCTGTTCAGAGATTATCCTCAGACCT